TGTAGTACCGTCAGTAATTTCCTTACCAACAAAGTCAGTTAAGGTTGTTACTGAAGTTGTTACTTTAAGATATACGATTTTGTTGTGGGCGTGAACCGCTCCAGGAACAACCATCGATCCTTCTTTAAAATTGTGAGCACCTAAAGCGGAAACTTGGTTCTGTAACATTGACTGTAATTGAGTCAATTCTCTCGCTTGAATGGCGTGAGATGGCCTGAACAATATCTTGTGATATTTTTCTTTCGGGCTTAACCCATCAGAACCTGCTGTTTCGAAATCGTCCCAATAAGGTTCAATGTTAAACTTAATTGCCATGTTATTTTCCTAATTTAAAATGCGATTACTAGTCTAATGGTTTCGATCTGGTCGGCACCCCTAGACACTGGAGTTCTATTCTCTAAGAATAATATATCTCCAGAATATTTTGTTAAGCTTGGAGCATTTACTGAAGTAATATCTTTACCAGCGCCACCATCAGAAGTTAATTTAACGTTCTCAGTACTTAGGAAGGTGCCATAACCTGTGGAAGCATTTTGGTTAAAATACAAGATACCGTTCGCTGAGTCATATTCTACAACAATACCCTTAGCGCCAGTAGTAGTACCGATAACCTCTGCGTCAACAGCGAAGGTAGCACCAGTCGCTATAACTAAATTAGAGGTTGTATCGTATAAGTTACCAGTCGCTGTATTTGTAGTTGCCGTGTCGACAGGATTCTTTAATAAAGCGATCTGTCTAAAGTCGTTAGTTGATACAATAGCACCAGACTCATCACCGTTGAATACTTTGTTGATAGCGACGTAATGAGCTCTTAATTCGTTTCTAGCGTCCTTACCGAAGCCACCCTTTGGAGAGATAATAGCTCTTAAAGAACCACCAGAACCACCACCGCCTGTAACCGCTACAGAAGCGTTAGTGTACCCAGTACCAACGTTAGTGATTGTTATATTACTAATAGTACCTGAAGTGATAGTAGCCGTTGCCGTAGCAGCAGAACCAGCCCCAGTGATAGTAACTGTAGGGACAGAAGTATAACCCGTTCCGCCAGCTACAATTTTAATATTATGGATACCACCATCAATAGCGTTAGTCTGTACAGCCCATTGGTTTAATAACGCGGTATCAGCACTAGCCGAAGGGGCGGTAGTAATTCTTTGTACTGGTAAGAATGAAGTTGTAAGGAACTTAGACGACGTATCAACCGAGATAGTGAATAAGTATTTCCAAATATAACCATCAGAAGCAGTGTTATCGATAACACCAGTAGTTGTTACACCACCAATATCTGGGTTAGTAGTACAAGGTCCACTAGACTTTAAGCAGATATAGACGTTGTTGTTATCAGAGATAACGAAGTAATCTTTACTTTCGATGTTAGTATCTTGATCATCGTATTCTGCGTAGGTTGTACCTGATACCCATAACTTACGAACCGTTGCGTAGATCGCATCGATACCGTCAAGTTTCTTAGCAGCAAACATTGATTCCCAAGCGGAATTAATCGTTGAGTCGTTTTCTGCTGGGGTGTCTGGAGTAGCATCGACAGTCCACGCATGTGAACGTCCTAAACCTAGATAATATTTATTAGTAGCACCTTGGAGGGAATCAATGAACGCCTCAGTAGTGTCTAATCTGAACTTGCTTGTGATAATTGCTGGCATTTCTATTTGTTCCTATATTGTTGGACAGTTTAATTCATAATATGTTATATTAGTACCAGTGTCTGTCCCGTCTACTATATAATCTATATTGTTTGTGGTTGAATAAGGAATATCACCGTTCCAACTTAGCCCTACATTAGAGCACTGTTTTACTTGCGAACCTATTTGCGTTCCTATATTCTTATTTATAACGTCTGTGAAGGTAAAGTTGGAATAATCGGACATCGGTCTCCAATTAATGAACTTAATATTCTCGAAGTGATCCCATAAACCTAGTACCTGACTGAAGTCAATAGGTCTTGCCCACGTCTTCTCTATGAATGAACCTAAGTCGTTCACTGATAGGTATTTAGTCAAGTAATTAATATTGATAGAGAACGGAACACCAGTAGATTGATATCCAGGTTGGTTGAAACTTCTCTGTGTCAACATCGTTATGTTAATTAGTACCTGACCGAAGAAGTTAAATCCAGCAGGGTGAATCAATCTGATAAAGGCGTTCTTCCAATCAGCAATGTTCTTACCAGTCTTCAATACGTATGAGAACTTTTGGTAGAACTTAGAGTCTTGGATGTATTTCTTATCCGATAAGAATCCATCAGCAGTCGTAAACAATCCAGGTCTGTATGATTTAACAACATCACCAATAGCCAAAGTTCTGTCTGAGAAAGTTATCTTATGTTGGGTGGTAGTAGTTACGTCGACCGTAATCTGTTCTATACACGATACAACAGCAGGTTCATATACACCGTTAACAACGATTATATCACCATCAAGTTTAGGTAGGAACCCAGTATCGTCAGCGAAGTTTATAACCGCTGTAGCAGCAGAGATCGTCCACGTATGATAAGGTGTGAAGTTAGATGGTGTAACTTTAATGTCAGCACTCTGATTGTACCACTTACCGTCAGATGGTATTAACATATCGTCTTTAGGGAAGTAGATCTCAACATCATCTTCATATATTAATCGGAAGAAAGCTTTAATAGACTCAGGAGTTCCTCGGGACTTATAAAAGTCCACAAGGTGCTTATAGAACAATCTAGGGTCGGCAGCAAAAGACCTTGGGATAGGTGTACCGATCTCATTCTGTAATTCGTTAAGTAACGTTGATTCGATTAAGTCGATATCTCGTTGCATGTCTAGGTTGTTAAGGTAGAAGCTCTCCTTTTCTAGATACAACGAATATACCTTAATGAATTCAATTAACTCTGGGTTTGATGCGACAATGTGTTCCGGAATTAATTCATCTACGAAAGAGGAGATATTGACGCTCATATTAGTTACTCACCGTTGTGTATTCTATACCAGCTGTTGTACCACCGATAGCCATTGTATCAATCTCACCAGCAATAGTAACTTCGTTAGAGTTGATTGTAAGCAATTCGTTACGGGTCGGCTTAATATCAGAGGAAGCAGGTTTAGCTTTAATCTTTAGAGTCGTTACTGTAGTATCAACAATAGACGTTAGGTTAAACCCAGCTAGAACTACACGACCTGTGTTAGGTTCAACATATCCGATATCCGCATTACGAACAATACCAGTGCTATCTATGATTCTCATAACGTTCTTTTGAGTAGTCGTATTATAGTAATCTTGAAGGGTACACGTAAAGCCGTTATAAACGAACTCAGTAGATGCGATATAGTTCTCATTAATCTTAGTTAGTGCTTGGTTGAAGTCGAACTGGTATCTAGTTTCCGTACCTATAACTGGAGTGAACTTCTTATGGAAGGTTACACGAGTTATGTTAGACAGGATAGCAATAGAGGTATCGTCGATATCACGAAGCAGGTTAGAGTTTCTGAATACACCACCGAATGATTTTAATACGTTAGTATTGTATGTGGAGATCTTGCTTCTTACATTCTCAGCCAAAGAGTTCACCGTAATATTAGCCACGTTAGGGTTATACTTAAAGAATACTTGTAAGTCAATATAAGTGTAATCAGGATCAACAAGGACAGGAGTGATTGATACAATATTCTTAGGCTTTAAATAGTTACCTATGATTGTTTCTTTCTCTGAAGCGGATAGTGTTTCACCGTCTAATGGTTTAATAGAGATATACACCTTACCGTAATCAGGCGGGATATTATCCTCACCACCCCAAACAGTTAGTGTGTCAACGTTACCGTATGTGTTCTGGATGATTGACTTATAGTCATCAGGCGTTACCGCTCTGTTCTGTGATACGAAACCAAGAGGGGCATTATACTTAATAGCCTCTTTAGATTCAGCACCAGCCCCACCAGTAGCCTTAGCCACTGTTGTGATTAGAACGTTAGTGTTTCCACTAATAGGAGTTACAAGGGAGAAGTTTCCAGTTGTTCCTACAACACCACCAGCACCGTTAATATCAGTAGATCCTACTGAAGAGTATGATACTTTAATGATGTTACCTGAAGCAGGTTTCTTACCGATAATACCATCACCAAACTTAATCTCGTAATACCCTTCACGAGTCTCTTCTAAGAAATATACTTTAGAGGTAGCATCTATGTTCACAATATTAGTGTATGGAGTGTAAGTTTCAAAGTTAGAAGACGTACCACTTTCGTACACATCAACCTTTAACGAGTTAGTGTTAATGAACTTATCGTATACAATATAGTGATCAAACTTATTATCTTGGAAGGTAAAGGTAATGTCTTTAACAGAACCTTGCTCCAATTTAATGTTATTGAAGATATACTTACCGCTTCCATTAACTTGGATTGTAGTCGTTTCAGTAGCGTGTAAGTTGTAAGACACCGAATCAATCTGAGTAGAGAACTGGGTGTTCTTAACGATACTCAAGGGAAGGTATGCGCCCTGATCATCTTGTACGTTAGTAGGTGTCACCATCTCAACGTTAACCATAGCCACCGAAGGAGTAGACGAACGTGGTGTATAGCCTAGTAACTTAGCGTGAGATACAATAGACTCTCTAAGTTGTGCCGTATCCAAGAAGGTTTCGTTCAAGGCGAAGTTAGAGTTAACAGCGTTAATGTGGGTTATATATGCCAACACGTCGATGATAGTATTCATCGCAGAGCCGTCATAGTTGTAGTCATTGAAAGTCGTATTATTAGCTTTCATGTATGTAATTAAGTTGGCTTTAATTTGATCGAAATCTAATTCACCAGCATTAATTCTGCGTTGTTGTGCCATTATCGTAGTCTCTCTAATGATGTTTCTACGTCAATAACGTCTGATGTAGATAGTATTTGTATTGTTAGCTTAATATAAACAGCATTGTCATCAGGAAAGCTTTTGACGTTGACGTTTAATAATTTAACTCTGGGTTCATCGTTCAGTATAGCGTACTTAATACTAGAAGCGATCCTAGAAGCTGTAACGTTATTAATATTCTCAAACAAGAAACCACTTAAGTTCGCCCCGAAGAACGGGTTAAACGGTCTCTCACCATGATTGGTTTTTAGTATGTTCAACACACTCTGCTTAACAGAAAGATAACCTTTAACACTCGCCATATCGTTGGTGTTAGGGTTAGGCTTAAACGCGAAGTTAAGGTCTGAATATTCTGATGTTCTTGCTATGCTCATAATAGTATTTATACTGGTACGCCAGTATTACTCCCTGAATTATCACCACCGTCACCAGCATGTACGTGGGTTTTTAGTGATACAGCGGTGGCTATTACGTCACCTTCTGTTGATTTAATATTGTCTACCGCTGTAATAGTAGTAGCCGCTGTAATAGATCCTGTACATTCTACATTAGGTGTGTCTAATTTAATTCTATTAATGGCCTCAGTACCAGTAATCAACGTAATGTCTTTCTCTGAAGTAACCGTAACATCACCTGCCGCCTGTATATCAATATCACCACCAACGTTAGCGGTAACATATCCAGCAACAGCTAGGTTACAATTCTGTGATACAATAATATTAACAGTACCGTGAACTTCCAATGTATCGTTATTCATCACTAGCGTATAGTTATCTCTAACGATCTTTTCTATTTTAGATCCGTCTGGTTGTATCTCATACGAGGTTCCAGAGAAGTGACGTTCTTTAATACGTTGGACTCCAGGAGTATCATCGTATTCTTTAACGTGTCCTGATTCGGTTTCGTACACATTATTGTAAGGGTATTCTGGGGCATATGCTGAAGGAGGTTCGTTAGCCCCTCTTGTTTGATCTGCGTTAGGGTCTGCTTCACCTTTAGCTCTGACGTTAATATCTTTAACATCATCAGTAGAGGTAGAGATAGTTCCCATTATAAGGAAGTCTTGTAATGTATTATCAGTAAACGTACCAACGACTGT